GTTATGTCTATCATTGATAACATGAATCTGTCTAATCGTGAAGAGTTGGTTCAGGTACTTGAGCAAGCTAATCAGCCTAACCCAGAAGCACAACAGGCACAGCAAGCAGCACAGCAAGCTCAGTTGCAGTTCCAAGCGTCTCAGACTGCTGCGCTTAATGGTCAAGCCCAAGAGTCACAAGCACGAGCACAGAAGATTTCAATGGAAGCTCAAGTCATCCCGATGGAGCTGGAGATTGATCGAATCAAGGCTGCTACTGTTAATTTACAAGCTGGCAACGCAGACGACAAAGAGTTTGAACGCCGTCTGAAGATTTCAGAACAGCTTCTTAAGGAACGTGAGATAGCAGTTAAAGAAGAAAAAGCAACACCACAACCACAAGGATTACCTCAATAATGGTCAGTACTAGGGATTTAGAAAACGTAGTCGCGCAGGTCAACGCAAAGTTCGATGAGCTGTTTAAACGACTTGTCAAGTTAGAGGAGCAGCTCGCTGCCAAACCAACAACAGGAACAGACAATGCCAGTAAAAAAAGACCCAAGACTAACTAGAGCAGGTGTGAGTGGCTATAACAAGCCAAAGCGTACACCCGGCCATCCAAAGAAGAGCCACGTTGTTGTCGCCAAAGAAGGTGACAAAGTTAAGACGATTAGGTTTGGAGAGCAGGGAGCAAGCACAGCCGGTAAACCCAAAGCAGGTGAATCGGAAGCAATGAAGAAGAAACGTGCTAGCTTTAAAGCCCGACACGGCAAGAACATTGCTAAAGGTAAGATGTCTGCTGCCTTCTGGGCCGACAAGGAGAAGTGGTAATGAAGGGTCAGACACACGGCGGAAAGGGTAGTGCACAGCGTAAGACAGACTTAAAGAAGTTTGCTAATAACTATGACGCTATCTTTGGCAAGAAAAAAGCTGACAAAAAGAAGAAATAATGCTTGACATTCTCTCCGTAATGTGTTATAATATAAACATATAGAGCAATACTGCTTTATAGACTACCACTGTCCTTTAAGGAGAAACAGTAATGATTGACCAAGAGCTTGAGAAGTATTATAACGATTATCGTGGAATGTTTGCAACTGATGGTTGGAAGACCCTGATGCAAGACTTGATGAACAACGCTAGCGTTATAAACTCTATAGAGTCGGCTAAAGATAACGAAGACCTTTATTTCCGTAAAGGACAACTTGCAGTTATCGCTAACATGCTTAACTTAGAAACTCAACTCAACGCTGCTGAAGAGCAAGTAGAACAGGAAGAAGCTGAACAGCCAGAAGAAGATTAATGCGAGCGCTGTTTGATTTTAAATGTGAGCAGGGTCATGTTAACGAGAGCTTCGTTGATACGACCCTAACCACTATCTCCTGTCCTGTTTGCTCTCTGCAAGCAAAAAGAATTATATCTCCTGTACGAAGTTCTCTCGATCCTATCAGCGGTGATTTTATGGGTGCTACTGCGAAGTGGGAAAAGATGAGAGCACAGAAGATACAACAAGAGCGTAAGGCCAACTCCTAACCGAAACCTTACATAATACACCTCCATAATGAGAATACTCACGGAGTTTAATAATGGCAACATTAATTGACGAGCGTCCTGAAGACGTTAATGACGAACACGAAGAACTGCTTCAAGAGGAACCTGAACAACAGGAGACTCCTCAAGAAGAAGAAATCCCTGACAAATATAAAGGAAAAAGTACTGCTGAGATCGTAAGGATGCACCAAGAAGCTGAGAAGCTCTTAGGACGTCAAAGCAGTGAAGTAGGGGAGCTTCGACAAGTTGTTGACAGCTATATCCAGACACAACTCGACACATCTACAAAAGCACCAGAAGAACCTGAAGACGATATAGACTTTTTCTCTGATCCCGACAAGGCAGTCGAGAGAGCCATTAAGAATCATCCTTCAATCAAAGCTGCTGAAGCACAAACTAGGCAGTATAAACAATCGACAGCTCAGGCTGCTTTGCAGCAACGTCATCCAGATATGCAACAGATTCTGTCTGACTCTAAGTTTGTAGATTGGATTAAGGCATCAAAGATTCGGACACAGCTCTTTGCACAAGCGGACACGCAGTACGATTACGAAGCTGCTGATGAACTTTTCAGTAATTGGAAAGAACGTCAAGGCGTAGTATCTGCTACTGCTGCTGAAGAGAAGGCTAGTCGCAAAGCCGCTGTTAAGACAGCCTCCGTAGGGAATGCGAAAGGTAGCGGTGAAGCATCAACTAGAAAAGTTTATAGACGATCAGACATTATTAAACTAATGCAGACTGACCCTGATCGGTATCTATCCTTGTCTGACGAGATCATGCAAGCCTACCAAGAAGGGAGAGTCCGTAACTAAACTCTCTTTAAGGAAATTGTATTATGGCCACATCAGTATATCCCGCTATGGGCGGAGCAGTAGACAACACTAGCGCAGCTACTTTTATCCCAGAAATCTGGAGTGATGAAGTAATTGCTGCATACAAGAGCAATCTTGTTCTGGCTAACCTCGTCAAGAAGATGAGCATGACTGGCAAGAAAGGCGACACCATTCACGTACCTAAGCCTACTCGTGGTACAGCCAACGCTAAAGTTGCTAACACTGCTGTAACTATTCAGAACTCTGTTGAGTCAGAAGTTTTGATTAACATCAACAAGCACTTCGAGTTCTCTCGTCTAATCGAAGACATCACCGAAGTACAGGCTCTGGCTTCTCTGCGTCAGTTCTACACCGGCGATGCTGGTTATGGTCTGGCCAAGCAAGTTGACGACGACCTGTTCACTCTGGGCAAGTCTTTCGGCGATGGCGATGGTTCTTCTTGGGTTCACAGCGGTTCTTTCCAGATCACTTCTGGTGGCGCTCTTGAAGCCTACGATGCTGACGGCACTGCTGACGTTAACCCGTTCACTGACGCTGCTTTCCGTAGCCTCATTCAGAACATGGATGACGCAGACGTACCGATGGACGGACGTAGCTTTATCGTTCCTCCTTCACTGCGTAACGCTATCATGGGTATCGACCGTTACACCTCTACCGACTTTGTTAATGGCAAGGGCGTAGAGACTGGTAAGATCGGTAACCTGTACGGCGTTGATGTGTTTGTTTCTACCAACGTACCTACTCTTGAGTCTGGCGTTCGTGGCGCACAGCTGATCCACAAGGACACTAACGTTCTTGCAGAGCAGCAGTCAGTTCGTTCACAGACCCAGTACAAGCAAGAGTTCTTGGGTACTCTCTACACTGCTGATACGCTTTACGGTTGTCAAGTAATGCGTCCAGAAGCAGGTTTCGTTCTAGCTGTTCAAGGCTAAGACAACTGGGGGATTCTTCGGAGTCCCCCTTTCTTTTTTGTTTGTTTTCTTAGGAGCTATGAATGGCAATATATAGAGGTGCTGGTGGTGTTGGCGATTCTACTACAGACGCTACACTATCCGATGTTACAGCCCAAGCTGTCATAGCCACTACGAAAGCAAGCGATGCCGCTGCAAGCGCTGTTGAAGCAGAAGCAAGTGCAGTCACTGCTACATCTAAAGCAGCAGAGGCTAGTGCAAGTGCCATAGCCGCAGCAGCAAGTGCTACAGGTGTTGATGTCTTTGCTGATGCAGCAGAGGCCAGTGCAGTAGCAGCAGCCACATCAGAAACTAACGCAGCAACATCCGCTACAAACTCAGCTAACAGTGCTACAGCAGCTAGTGCATCAGAGACGGCCTCAGCAGCCTCTGAGAGCGCAGTAGCAGCTAGTGCTACCACAGCTACTACTAAAGCCGCAGAAGCAGCCACAAGCGCAACCAGTGCGTCTAACAGCGCTTCTACAGCAACGACTAAAGCATTAGAGGCTGCAACTAGTGCTAGCAATGCCTCAACCTCCGAAAGCAATGCTGCTACTTCGGCCTCTAATGCTTCCTCTTCAGCCACTGCTGCAAGCAACTCAGCTACGGCATCTGCTGCTTCAGCCAGTGGTGCAGCTACCTCAGCTATCAACGCTGCTGCAAGTGCTACAGCGGCTGCTGCTTCAGAGTCCTCTGTATCTGCGGATGCTAGTGCAGCGGCTACCTCAGCTACCAATGCAGCCAGCAGCGCCACAGCAGCGTCAGGCAGTGCTACAACGGCCACGACCAAGGCTAGTGAGGCAGCTACATCAGCCACTAATGCAGCGACTAGCGCGTCTACGGCTACTACTAAGGCTGGCGAAGCAAGCACCAGTGCTACCAATGCAGCAAGCTCTGCTACCAGCGCAGCCTCTAGCGCCACTACAGCAACTACCAAGGCTGCTGAAGCAGCAACCTCTGCAAGCACTGCAACTACCAAGGCATCAGAGGCAAGCACCAGCGCAACTAACGCAGCCACTAGTGAGACTAACGCAGCCACTAGTGAGACTAACGCAGCAGCTAGTGCAAGTAGTGCAGCTACTAGTGAGAGCAATGCAGCAGCTAGCGCCACTACAGCTACAACTAAAGCTAGCGAAGCAGCAGCTAGTGCTATAGCAGCAGCAAGTAGTGAGACTGGGGCAGCAACCTTAGCAGGTCAAGCAGCCACTAGCGCAACAGCAGCAGCCTCTAGTGCTACAGCAGCGTCTGACTCAGCAAGTGCAGCAGCTACCTCAGAGACTAACGCAGCAGCTAGCGCCTCAGCAGCAGCAACAAG